TCTTTGTGACCTTTGTGCTTTGGGTATTGGTTTAACGGTTGAGACTGATGGCAGTATCTACACTTTTTCATTAAAAATGAGCTTATCTAGCTTTCCTTCAATCCGCACCATGTGGTCTTCCATCTTCTGGAGCGCAGAGGAAAGTTCTTCGCGTTGTACGTATTTCTCTGCAATTCGTAGTTCAACCCTGTCAATACGCTTATCGACTTCGGAGATACGATTGTGCATTCGAGAATGTAGGGCTACAACAGCTGTAAAGACAGCAACTGTGCCAGATACAATGGCTTCAATCATGCTCCTTCAGAATACGTTGGATTTTGGTGGCATACAGTGGGTCCGTTGCATATCCTTCCTTTACCAACAGTTCAGCGCACTCCTCAGGCGTGGAAGCACGATTGACGCCCTTCATGTCTTTGTAGTCCTTGTACCAGAGGTCAACAAGGTAGGCAATGCAGGCATCGAGGGATGCGAAGTTCTTAAAGCGGGCATCGGTTTTGATCTCCATGCCACCGACAAACTCAGTTGTAGGTACCAGGGAGCCTTCGTCGTTCTTACCTTTTAGACCAAAGTAATTGTGTGTGCCTGAGGTGTGCTTGCCATACCCCGACTCCAAAGCCCACTGAGCAGCGACTACTTCAGGGAACTTGGCGCCAGCAGCTTTAGCAGCAGCTTTAACTCCATCCCAGGTGTTAGCAGTAGCGACCTTTGGTGTTGGAGTTGCTGTAACTCGGAAGGTCATGAACCAACCAGTACGAGCGCCTTCTACTTCCCAACGCTTTAGCCAGTTGACCCAGGAGTAACGAACTTCTTTACCCCCGGATCCAACAGTGACGTAGCCACCATTGACGTTATCCATCTCACCGTATGGATCGTGGAAGACACCCTTACCACCTTCGTCACCAATCAGAAGCATCCAGTGGCCACCACCACGAGGAGCAGAGGCGTGGCCTCGGTGGAGGATGCCTGTAGCTGTTGGGTATCCGTTCTTCAGTTCACTTAGAAGGGCCTGTTTGGTGCCGTTCTTGTAGAAGGTGGCGGTGACACCGTAGTCCTTGCAAGCTTTGATGTGAGCCGTGTATTCAGTTGTGTCTCCGTACTTCAACACGGTACGGAGATAATCATCGTCAGCGTTACTACCACGCAAGGCATCAGGACGGAGATACTTGATGGCCATCGCGCAGGTGCTTGAAAAACACATGCGATCTCCGTGCCTAGTGGCAGAGTCCGTCTGGAGATAATACTGGGGGACTTTGAGTAGAACCATTGTCCTACTTCCGTGTGAATGCCCGACGCAGGCGACGGATCTTATCGTCTTCAGTGCGGTGCTTGCTGAAGTACGCAGCAGCCATAGAGATGGCCTGAGTAACGCTGTTGGAGCGGCGCTTCTTAGTTAGACCGAGGTACTCAGAAGCGATAAACAGAATAAAAAAGGCCAAGGTCTCATAAGAAACCTTGACCCCGAGGATGGTGATCATCTTACTAAAGAAAGATTAAGTTGTTATAGGCCAAACAGCTCCTTCAATTCCGCCACGGTCAGTCCCGCAGCTTCCAGCTTCTGCTCAGTGGTGAGAGAAGGATCGGGTAAGGGTGGAGCAATCTCACTCAAGAGATACTCGCGGAGTTCATCAGGATTGAAGCCATATCGTAAGAGTCGATCCCGAGTAGTGAGATTCTCATCGGAGAGTGTAGGTAGAACAGGGGGCGTATAAACACCCGGTTCTACAGGCTCCTCAACAAGTGGCTCAGGCGTAGGTACTTCAGAGATTGAGGGCTCAGGAAGTGCGATTAGGTTCCAAGAATGGCCATCCCAGATGACGGTTTCTGAGGTCAGGGCAGATGGAGGTTGTTCCGTAGTTGCATGGGCAGGTACGAGGTAAACGCCAGGTTCAAGAGGCGACTCATCAGCATCAGCCTCAGAAAGATACTCACCAGTAACAGGATGGTAATGGTAGATTTTCATAAGTCAGTATTTAATAACATACAGAAGGGCGATGTTGCGTGGACGAGCCTCGTTATCACCAGAAGCATTCACGGTAACGCCTGTGCCATTACCATAAATACCGATTCCAGTACCGCTGCCGTAGATACCAATTCCGGTTCCTGAAGCGTTGGTAGCAGCACCATATTCATTTCTATTAACTGACGTACTGCCGGTACCATTAACGGAAGTGTTTAAAGAGTTACTCCTCACGTAGCCGTGAGCGTGACCTGGATCCCAAACACCGTGAGCGTGACCAGGGTCTGCAACACCGTGAGCGTGTCCAGGATCAGAAACACCGTGGTTGTGACTGAGGTTGGTACTGGCTTGGACTGAAGCAAATGCTCTCGAGTTATCAATACCTCTTGAATCATCCCAACCACGAATGAATTCTCCACGGAGGTCTGGTAGGTTGAATGTCGTAGACCCATTTCCTGCACCAAAGGTTGTACCGATAACAGCGAACAAGGCAGAATATGTAGTGCGACTAATCGCAGCACCGTTAGCTTTTAGATAGCCTAGAGGTGCAACATTGACGGCAAGTGTAAGGATAGAGCCAACGATATCAACGGGCGAGATGTTTCCTGTTACCGTAAGATTGCCAGCAACTGTGAGGTTGTTGTCGAATGTGGCAGCTCCCGTGACATCGAGTGTCCCTGGTACATCAAGATTGCTAGTCCATTCAACACCGGTGCCTGTGGCATCAGTTTGAAGTAGTTGACGAGGGCTACCGTCAGCCAGTTTGCTAACAGCGATGCCCGCTGATTGACTAATGTCTGTGTTAGTAATAGAGCCCGTTGAAATCTCGGTAACACCACTACTATTGATAGTAACGTCTCCAGTGACAGGGACTTCTGTTGGGACGTTATTAGAGTTACCAATGAGAATAGATCCTGCTGTGATACTGGCGAGCTTGTGATGGGCGATAGCGGCGCTGGCGCTGAGGTTAGCATCAGTAATGACGCCACTACTAATTGCAGTCTCTCCATCACTGTCTACAACTACATCACCAGAAAGAGGTGTAGCTGTCGGGACGCCAGCCACGTTCCCAATGAGTACAGAGCCAGGGGCGATTCCCTGAAGCTTGCTATGCTGAATAGCGGCATAAGTACCAATGTCACTGTCTGTGATTGCGCCATCGGCCAACATTGTACTAGTAATAGAACCTACATCACCAGTAGTAACAACGGTGCCGCTTACATTGGGGAGGAATAATGATCTATCTGCCGTTGGATCAATTGCAGAGACCGTCGTCTCAAAACCATTAGAGGAAGCACCCTCAAAGACAAGGCTCGCAGCAGCGCCAATTTCTAGATTACCGGTAAGAGTTCCACCAGTTTGTTTAAGATACCGACTCTCAGCATTGTTTGCAAAGTAATTGAGCCAGTTCCAGGTTGCACCAGCAGTTGTGTAAGTAATTCTTACAGTAAGACCGGAATCACCGATAAACCCGGTCGGAAGACCAACAAGGGGTGTGAATGACTCAATGCCAGCAGAGTCACTTACCTCGATATAGGTGTTGTTTGCTGGGGCTACTGGAATAGCAGAGACGTTAGGTACAAGCGTATAGTTAATAGAACTTGATACAGCGGCAATGGCTTGGTCAGCCTTGCTATCAGCACTATTAGCTGTTACGACGGCTCCATTGGCAACAGTTACTGCATTTGTGGCAGAAACGACTGCACTATCAGCTGAACTGACTGCAGCTGCAGAAGCAGAGCTGGCGGCGTTGGATGTAGCAACAGCGATGCTGGCAGAGTTCTGAGCAGAATTAGCTGTAGAAACAGCAGTAGAAGCACTTAGAGCGGCTGCATTTGAAGTAGATACAGCAGAAGAAGCACTAGAAGATGCAGCATTAGCGGTTGCTGTAGCAGCATTAGATGCAGACAGAGCTGTATTTGCAGTAGTGACTGCTGTAGCTGCATTAGTAGACGCTGTTGTAGCTGTTGTGGTAGCGGTATTTGCGATACTCACAGCGTCTGAAGCGTCAGCAGTAGCTAGATTAGCGGTTACGGTAGCTGCATTTGCAATTGAAATGGCAGAGTTGGAAAGGCTAAGAGCGTTGCTGGCAACGGTGGCAGCAGAGTTGGCAGTAGCAGCTGAGGCTGCAGAGATATTATTGGCTTCTTGCGTTACATAGAGATTCTGAGTGAAGTTATCATTGAGATCCTGAGAACGGATTGCAGATCCAGGGAAGAAGGTAGACGAAAGAGCAGAGTCATCCGTAGCACGAAAGATCTTAATGGCGACACCACTAGCCGGTGCCGTAGCAAACTGGACCGTAGTGGCGTTAGCGAGGGTGTATGCAGTTGTAACCGTGCCATTCAAGGAAACCTTGATGTCGGACGGATCGAGATATGGAAAAGTGAAGGAATAGAGAACGGTTGAGCCGTTCCCTGTATATGTATTCTGAGTGGTTGCCATTACTACTTACCGTTTGGAAGGTTAAGGACTTTTTGCATCTGATCGGCATCGTTATAACGACCCTTCTTCCGTAGCTCTGCAAGTGCATTAGCAGTAGCTTCGCGTTGCAGGATTGCACTGACTTCTGGAAACTGAGTCATCTGCACCCAAGCCTGACGCTTGGCGTTCTTAAAGATGCTATCGATTGCTTGATAATGGACATATGTGGATGCTTCAGTCAGTTGCCCTGCATCACGATCCTTTTCCATCTTCTGGATCGAAGCCATCATCTGTTGACCAGTCTTCTTGCCGTAGAAGAGTTCAGTCAGCTGCGCCTCGACATTCTGCTTGCCGATCAGCATCTGCCATTTACTCTTTAGTTGACCAGGGATAGGTCCACCATCTGGCTTGGTGTTGACCGAAACTTTTACGTCGTACAGAGAACGCCACAGTGTTTGACGAGTGGCAGTAGGTGCAGTGTTGAGTTGGAACGGCATTACAGCATTCCAAGTCCTAGTACCCCAGTCGTAGAGCTTCAGGGGTTCACCGTTCAGCGTGTCATATTTGTAGGGAAGTTCAGCCAGTTCACCTGCCCACAGGTTCCGGTTCTTCAGGCTATCTCGGAAGCCAGCCTCAAGTTCACGCATTCCAGGGTTGAAGAGTTTACCAACTTCATTCCGCATGCTTGACATAGGAACGTAGCTGTTCAACATGCCTGCAGCAACTGAGCCGATCTTGTCAGCATCCCGAGCACCCATCAACTCAGTCAGTTGAGAGAGTCCGAACAGGAATGATTTGTTAACTACGTTTGCTTGCACCAGATACCACAAGCGACCAATCATCTTTTCACTAAATGCCTCACCCATTTGCTTCTGGGTGTCACCCACGTCAGCAACCATTGCGAGGAAGCTGTTGAACGGTTCAATTGAGTCGTAGCTGACAAACTTATCGCCAACCATGATTGACCTGGGTTGCCAACCTTGACCGATCCATGCATCCCTAAGTGTCTTGTCTTCAGGTCCATTACCAGTAAGACGGCCAGACATATACAAACCACCGGCAAGGAAGATGACAGAAGCTCCCATCGCTTCACGGCCAGCAATCAATGCTTTAGCTGCTTGGTGATCATCAGCTGTGGAGATGCCGTACTTCAACAGGTCGGGGTGACCAGTTGGCAGGTTCTTGACAGCCGAGACTTCTTCAACGAATCGGTTAAGGAACGGTGTGTGCTTACCAGCTAGTTCAAGAGCGTTGTACCCTGTCCGAGTGAACAGCATGAACGGCTTCGTGAACGGGTGAGCAGCAAATGCCTGCTCCAGACGCTCAACAAGCTTGGGGATATCATTTGTCATAGCAGCTTCAGAGGCAGAGTACTTAGCCATCTGATCTGTCAACATCCCACGTTCATCAAAGACCTCGTCGTAGAAAGCAGTTTCGTACCTGCTTACTAGGTCTGGCATTGCAGCTTCATCTACAACTCGACCAGACTCGACCATAGAGTCGTAGGCTTTGTGGTAAGCAATCTCACGCAACCTGGCACGTCCAATCATGTTGTGGAAGGCCATGTCGGAGGCAGACATAACACGTGAAGACCAAGTGAGGAACGGGTTATTGTTCATCCACCGCAGAGTGTTTGCCCAGCCGTACGCAGCCTGGTGTGCATCAGTGCCACGGTTCTTCACCCAATCCCCCATCGCTTCCCATTCAGCATCCGTATCAGTACGGGTGTAGTTGGTAGCAATAGTGTTTAGGTCGGGGATCTCGTTGCCACTAAAGTTAGATTTGAGTTGATGACGGAAGATCTTCCAAGACTCACCAATGCTGTCGGTCATACCGTTCAGCGATGCCCAAGCTCCTCGTAACGCACGTTCGTCGCCACGCAGCATTGCACCCATGGCTGTCTGGACTGGACGTGTGAAGGTCACCAGACCTGTACCAAAGGCTGCCCGGAGCGGAGTCTTAGGACCAGAGATCGTACTGTGAATGATCAGTGAGCCAAGCTCTTTCTGGATAGCACTTTGATGACGGATATCACCATCCTTGTACCCAGTCAGCTTGTTTGCAAAGAACTCATCAACATCAGCCCAAGTGGACAGCTTATCGTTCATGGAGAACGCATCGGTCACCAGCTTGAGCAGTTCATCTGAAGTGTCGTTGTCAATTGCTTCACGGATCAGTTCTTTTACGTTCCGCTGGCTTTCAGCAATCTCAGTAAGCTTTGCACCGATTTCAGTCTTTGCTGGAGGTTTGATTGTTGTCTCTCCATTCAGGTACTTCAGGTTGCTCAGTGCAGTACTCCGAAGATACCGACTCTGCTTTAGACCAATACCAATAGCTGTGTATCGGTCAAGCATCTGATCCAGTGTTCCATCCTTTACGGTTGGGTCAACCTGGTCCATGATTGAACGTTGGAGCCGTGCATAGTCACGCAGCTCACGGTTCAGCGTACCGGTCAGTACAGCAGCTTTCAGGTGGTCAACGTCAGAGTAGAAATCAACTCCTGCGTATCGACCGTACTCATCGTAGTTACGGGTGAACAGAGATTCAAATTCTGCATCAGTCATGCTTCCAACAGTCTTTCTACCAGCGAGAACTTCGTCGAACTCACGCATGACCTGCGGAGCTAGTTCGTCGATGGGGACTCGGTTGGCACGTAACTGCTCAATGGTCTGACGGAAGATCGGATCACGATCAACCCGCTTCATGTACTCCTCTTGGGTAATCGGAGTACCACCGGGTGTGTTGTTGATTCGTTCTAGTTCGTTCTTGGTGATGAAGTTGTTTGGGGTACCATCCATCTCTGACCATTTGGTCGACATGTGGTGAGTACTTTCCAGACTGTCTACAATGGATCGTGTGGTGCTATTGGCACGTCCCTGGTGGACATCACCGCCTTCATTGATGTAGGAGTCAAATCCACGTTCGCCTTCTGGGTCAGCCTTCAGACGCTCAACACCGTTGTTGATCTCATTAGCTTCTTGAGACTCCTGTCGCTTTAATGCTGGGTGCTTGTCGCTAGCCCAGTCATACCCTGCTTTACGGGCATAGGCCTGTTTGGCTGCGTACTGCTCGTCAGCAGACATCTCCTTCCACTGCTTGTTGATCGTCGGGTCAGCAGTGAAAGCTTTCTCCGCATCACGCTGGGCACCTGCAGTAACTTTGAAATCAAGTTGATCTGTGGCAGCCTTACGCATTGATGCATAGCGGCTGTCGTTAGGGTGTGGTACGGGAGCTTTGACTTCACCAACTCCACCACGCTTACCGAGGTTAGTTGTGACCTTCTTGACTCCAGCACCAATACCAGACGCTGCAATATCAAGTACAGGTCCGGCACCCATCCCCTCAAGCATGTTGTACAGGGACCGCTGTGCTGGGCTCATTTGCTCGTGAGTAGCAAACGGCTTCAGAGCATCTTCCCAGTCAGGCCGCATCTTGATCAGATCAGCAGCCATGTTGGATTCAGTGGACGTGCTAGCGATCAAGTCAGCAGGAGCACCTACTACGACGCCGTGTAGGGCGGTTCTACCAAGGTTCTGGAGTGATTGCCCCTTGACCATCGGAGAACCCTTGGCAACGTATTGGAGGCCCTTACCAACGACGTTCCCAGTACCCGCAACCTTCGATAACCCACCGGATGCCTTCCGAGTGAGGGCCATCAGGCCTCCAAACTCAACAGCACCACGAAGGAACTTACCCCAAACAGTCTTATTTATGGGCTGCTCATCAGGGTTAAATGGCAGCCAAGCTGGACGGTAGGGGCCGCTTGAGGTCTGATAAAAGCGAGGATCAAAGATCTTCTGTGGTACAGCTGCTACAGAGTTGGCAATATCCTGTGCTCCACCAACAACAGCATTCTGGGCTTCTTGGAAGTTCTCCTTTAGGCCGAACTGTTTGGGATCCTTTGTATCGAAGCTGTTCTTGAGTTGACCGTCAGGTTTGACTAGGTCAGCCTTCTGATCGTATTGCTGCGCTTCCTGTTGGACTTGACCTTCAAATGCCTGGGTACGCGCAGCCTCTTCTTGTGCATAGTTCTGGGAATCGATCATCTGCTGTTTTAAAGCATCCTGATCCCAGTCTTCTTCAGTAAAGTTTGAATTAGAAAACATAAGAGTTAGGCATTTGTGCCATGCAAGAATTGAAAGCGTCTTCCATCAGGAAGTTGGATAATTAGATGGTCAGTTCCGCCGTCACCTTTAAAGCTGCCGACAGCAACTGCACCGTTCTTCAGACGTACAGGAGTACCAGCATCGGCTGCATAGTCGACACCGTAGGATGGGCGTTTACGTGACCTATGCTCTTTTTCACCATCAGTGATGATCGTGCCCTTGGAAAGTGGTTTCCACTTACCCTTAGACTGAACTTCAACATAGGGGTCAAGTTCAGTCGTAGCAATTGGAACACTACCCGTAGACTTCATCGTCCCACGGTCTACACGCTTAACATCTAGGTGGGGGCCAGTGGAGCCGTAACCAAGGCTGCCGATCTTGTAGACAACACCAGTTCGGATGTTTTCTGGTTGACGCCACATGTTGGGGCTATTAAGTCGGGCCTTTGCTGTTTCAAGTCGTTGAGCAAGGGTTGAACGGCTGACCTTTACAAGACCAGACCATTCATTGCCCATCCCAACGATGGCCTCTTTAAGTGTTCCTGAGCCGCTGAAGAAGCGCCCAGCACGTCCACGAAGAAGAGCAATGGCAAGTTTGTCTTGAGTTACAGCGTTGAATGGATCATTCAGGTTGACTCCGGTTGAACCGTAGCTACCGGCCATCAAACCTTTAAGAGTTGAAGCGATGATCTGATATCGGCCAGCTGCATGGAGCTTTCGTTGACCGTGTAACTCCATGACCTGGGCCACAGTCATCTTTGTTAGACCAACGCCAAATACATCTTTTGAGTTAGCGGATCCGATTGGCTCTTGAGCACTACGCCCACCACGGTTCATAGCGTCATAATTACCATGCCCCGCGCTCTCCTCACTAGCGATCAGGTTTAGTAGATCACGATATGGATCCGCTCCTTGATTCATCCCGAAGGATTGGTAGGTGTTAGCAGCTGATGGACGGTATTCAAGGATCCTCCGTTGGTACGGTGAAAGACCTTGACGTACCTGTTCCGAATACACTGGTTGGAGAGGCTTCATTCCAGCAGCGTTCAGCTGTGCATTGATGATGTCTACAGGAGACAGTGATGGAGACTTAGCAGCAAGAGCAAAGATGATTGGAGGTAGAGATCCACCACGACCTGTGGCGAAAGCCTGTAGCTGCTTCATCTCAGGAGCAGTCAGTTTGACGTTATTCTCCAGGTACTGAGGATCTTTGTTGATGTTGGCTGCAATCGACCCAACACGCTGTACCTCTTTGACATAGGTGTTTGCCTTCCCCATCCCGACATATGGATTTAGAGAACCAATGTCGTTGGTCATTGCAAACGGTCCTTTGCTGGACTGTTTACCGTCCCAGAGGAGGTTATTGACGTATTCAGATGCTGAGCCTATGGCACCAGCTTGGTTACCCTTTCTGATCTCATCAAGAGCTTTCTCTTTGAAGACCCGCTCGATTTCAACTTGAACCCACTTGTAAGCACTGGAGTCCTTTTTATCAGCTCCTGTTTGCTCAAGCAATTCCGAGGCACGAGCATTAAGGATTCCAAGCTGTGCTTTCATCGCGGTCTGATCGACTGCACCGAGCTTGTCACCATCAGAAGCTGCATCCTTATGCTTCTTAATCAGTGTCTCGGAGTACTTGCCAGGACGCAGGAGTTCTTTTGTTGTAAGCAGTCCACGGTTGCTTAGGTAGGTAAGGTGCTGGTCAGCAAGAGAGTCAATGATCTTTGTTGAAGTACGAGATTCAATGCTGGATAGGAACTGCGACTGCTTACCACCAGTTGCTTTGGCGTACTTCTCCTTAGCCTGTTCAAGCTCTTCATCGGAAAAACCTTCGGCTTCGTATTTCTGCTGGAACAGGTTGTCAAGTTCCTCACCAGCCAACGTGTCTTGGAACTCACGATTCTGGTATGCTTCTTTCTGGCGAGCCGTCATCGCCTTTTCTACATCACCTGCATACAAGGCGAAGGTGTCAGAGATCTTCCGAGTAGAGCCGTCGTTGTGAGTGTAGGAGTGATTCTTGATCTTTTCCCAAACACCAGGCTCTAGCAACCCATCAGTGGCCAGCTTCGTCAGGTGCTTAAACAGCTCACGGCCCTTCTGACCTAGGAATGGCGATTTACCGTCAGCACCCACACCAGCTTCACGTTGAATCCAGTTGAGAGCACCTGCACCAGCTGACTCTGGATCAGAAATCATGGAGCGAAGATCATTAAGCTTCTGCTCCTCCATATCCTGCTGCTTTACCTTGTAAAGGGTCTCAAGGTATTGAGCTTTTTCTGTTGTCTCCTGTAGCCCCATCTTTGGGAACAGGTGTTCATTCAACAGAATTGGATTGATTCCAAGGAACTGCTTTTGGAACTGTGTGCGAAGTAAGGCATTGGCGGTTTCCCAATCAGCCTCACTCTTGGCACCGTTAAGCGTCAGACCAGCTTCATTCAGTTCTGTGTCACCGTTTTGTGCTCGCCACAGCGGGTACTCCATCGCACCTTGGATGGCGTACATCTTTGTCGCGCCATATAGCTTCCTACCAGATAGGTTGGTCAGCTTCTCAAGTACGTCAACTGGAGTGCCCTCAAATTCAAGCTGGTTTACAACACGCTTAACTGTTGCATCAGCTTGATCCAGTTTGGCAACACTCTCCCTGTATCGCTGAAGCTTTTCTGGAGAGACCCCGAACTGACTAACGAGGTTCATACCCTCAATCTCATCAGCCTCATCCTTGTTCTTTTGGTAGTTAAGGACTACCTTGTTTAGGGATGGAGCTAGCGAAGCTAGGGCACCGACAGCTGTGATGTTGTTTTCTAGGTTCTGCTGGTTACGTGCAGCATTCTCAACGTCTGTCCGAAGGTTCTGCTGAACACCTTGTTGAAAGCGTTCACGACTTCTTTGTCCAAAAGAAAAGTTGGCATCACGATTCTGCTGCTCAATCCTCTGCCGTGTCTCTTGACCTGAAAGATAAGCATCCCGGTTGCTACGCTCTACTTGCTGATTCTCTCGCATCTGCCGTAGCAGTGCTTGGCCTTGCTGACCAATCGATTCAACATTAGCGTTGGAAACCTGGATGGGGTTAAAACCTCTCTCGCGGGCGTACCCTTGATACCTGATTTGTTCCATCTAAATCACTGTAATAGTTAGCTCGTGTATTGAAGGTTCTTGGGCAGCATTGAGTTGAAGAGTCCACTCGTGTATCCACCAGCGATACCATTTGCTACGTTCGCTGCCATAGTGATACCAGAACCACCTTGTACGGTGTTCGTACCTTTGATCGGCTTGGGTGGCTTTCTCGGCTTCTGAGGATCCATGATCACGGCCCTCGGCATCTTCAGCGGTGCGCTTGGGTTAGGTGCCCGCAGTGGTGCAAGCATCCGGCGAGCGTTTGCTGCTAGATCTGCTCCGTACTTCTCCGTGTCGATCTGACGGTTAGCAATACGGTTCTCCTTAGTGGCACTCACAAGGCTCTCAGCGAGGATTGCCTGGTTGCGGCCATACCCAGCAATAGCTGAAGCCAGAGCCTTACCAGCGGACCGTCCAGAGCCCCCAGAGGCGACGACCTGACCTTCCTCCTGAAGCATCTTGACGAACATATCTTGCTGATCGAATGCCATACCAGTCAAGACTTCTTGAAACTTCCGAGCTTCAGCTTCACGTGCAACACCAGCTGCCATGTTGTTGAAACCCATCTGTAGTTTATAATTCTTCTCAGACTGGTTAAACTGACGTACTTCGTTGTTGTAGTCGAAGTCACGGATTGCTAGAGTGTCGCGATAGCTCCGAAGATTGGTCTCGTCTTGCCAAGCAAGGTTTGCTTCTTGGTTGCTACGAGTATTTGCAGCTTCCTTTTTTCTATACTTGTAATCAAGGCGTGTATCTTTCCAGTTAAACTGGTACAGGCTCTTGTCATATTTAAACTGGTTATCGATCCTTTCTTGCTCAGCACGTCTTGCGGCATTGGCTGAGGAGTTGGAACCGATTGCACCAAATATTGTAGAGCCTAGTCCAAGGACGGCTCCCAATGGAAATGCCATCTATTATCTCCTTGTGTAGAAACGTGGTGAATAGTTTCCTTCCCACATCATCGACAAAAGGCTGACAGGAAAGGGTGAATCAGAAGTCAGGCGAAGGTTGAAGTTCTCTGACCGTTGATGGATAGGTACTGTAAATTGAGATGTACCAACAAATGGGATATCGTTAGCCAAGTAATACCCAGCATCTTTCACTCCCTGCGTCTCAACCCATTCAGTGCGACCCGCAGTCTTAAGTCGGAAGACCATGTCCCCACCAAGCCCAAGCATGAACTTAAGTCTTGCAAGGATCAGGGATGCTGCATAGTCGGCCTGATTAGCATTACTGCTGGAGCGGTAGTAGAGGCGTGGCAGCTCTAGATCCATGTCATAGGTGTAACCTACTACGAGATCATCACTGGTAAGGTCTAACTCGTCAACCTTTGCATAGAATCCACCACCGTCTTGCAGCACTGTCGGGAACAGAACAAGGCCAGCATTTGTGTAGCTTGGTGTTGTTGCAGGGTTAGTAGTTACGACACACAGTGTCCGATTGGAATCGTGCTTATACGGCAGGTAAATCTTGGTGTGTTCAGAACCAGGTGTGCTGATAAAGGTCTTACTTGCAGGTGCTGACCACATATCCAATCGAGGATCCACACGGCTACCGTCACTGGTAACAAAGCTGGAGGTAGTGGAACTCTGGATCAGGTTGATTCGATGAATGACGTAGGAGTTAGCCTGTTTGGTCAGTACCCAGAACACATCGTTATTGATTGCATGGTGTAGTACAAGGCCAGACATCCTCCAGGTAAACCAGGATTGGATCTGTCGCTCTTCACCAGTCGTGTAGAACCGGAATAGGTACAGGTCTCTGCTTGACGTAGAGCCCATCGATAGGATCGAGTTCTGAGGAGAACCTACAACCTGATCAACCGTCGATGGAATCCATTCAGGAACAACCCGAGAGATATCCAACACAATCGGACTTTCATCTTGACCACGGGTCTGCATCTCAAACACACGGCTGTATGACGGTGTCTTAGATAGGAAGCCAACCGTCGTGCCAAGGTCAACCGGATCATTCAACGTATCCATCTCGTAGTTGGAGATGGTCTTGATCGTGGTCGTACCTGGCGTCAGGACCCCATTAGCCCCCTGTAGAAGGAACTGCTGGGAGCGACTGAACAGCAGCAGACCTTGGGCCACTGGAACCACTCCGTGGAGCGTTGCAGGACGGATCGAGGAGCAACTGATGTCGACTGGGTCTGACGCAATGGTGGTCAGAGCACTGTTGTGGTAGAAGTTGAAGTAGTCTCCGCTTTGACTCATGGAGACGTTTTCTTCAGTCAACGCACCGAGACGGTTGTTGTAGAAGAAGAGCTTCTTAATGGTTTGACCTGCAAAGGTCGGGTGTTCATTACTTTCATCATCACCAACTAGACGGTTCTCCCACGTTGCTTGCCTGAACGTGAAGGTCCCATCGTTGTTACGCACCAGTTGGTGAGGCATCGTGGCTGCAGTCAGACCAGTGCTGACATCAGGCTTGATTGTCTCTTCCCAATACCCTGGACCAGAAACCCCATTGTCTGCAAAGAACTTGAGGTAGTAGTCATCCTCTACAGCCACGCTATTGCTGACTTTAACGATCCTGCCGTGCTTGGCCTTTGCAGGTAGTCGAGAGATATTGTCTACTGAATCTTGGAAGGCTACGATGGCTTCCTTGTCAGCACCACCTTTGACGGTGATGGTAAATGCTGAAGCATTCTCTACTTCAATCGTTGTGCCAATCTTTGTTGCAGTAAAACCAGTAATGCCATTAATTGATGTGACCAGTGAATCTACAATTCTGTCTGCAGTTACCGTGTTCTCTGTCTGTGCGGGCGTGGTGATTGCTGCTTCAGCGTTGAACGTGGTGTAGCTGACTGTAGTGCTGTTAAGTGTGACTTCGTACTTGGCTGCGTATTCAACAGCATTCAGACGAATCGTTGCACGTTTGCCGTAGGTGTAACTCGGTGCTGCTTGGGTGCCAACGGTAACCAGCTTATTGGTGATAAATGTGTAGTCGTTGATGGTAAGGACATCGTAGTCATCCTTTGCACCAGTGAGATAACTAGTAGCACCAGCACCATAGGTGACAGTCTTAGGAGCACCAGTCAGAAGACTCCAGATCTTAATCTCAGATCCTTTGATGACGCAGATGTATTGCTCGACATCATCCCGAAAGATTGAAAACCACTTACCATCGTTGTAGGTAGACGGGGAAACCACCGCCCCGGCAGCATCCTTTAGTTCAGCAACAAACTTACCACCGGGACGCTTCATCAAACCGAACGTCGGTTCAGGGTATGCGTTCTGACAAGTACGTAGCTGACCAGGAAACTTCAGATCATCTGTCTGTTGGGAGACACCACCTAAGTAGTTAGGAATTCGTTGAGTGACTGAAGCCATATCATCGAGCTAAGGTACGGTACGGTTGATAGCTGTTATAGAAGTTTGTCCCACGAGGGAAGCCAAAGAAGGTATAGTTACCTTGGTTGCATTCGTACTCAATGGCGTTGGCGCGAGTCATTGCTTCCTTCTGTTGAAGCATGGAATAGACAGTGGAATCACCTACCATCTTGGTTGAAGCTTGAACCGCAGCTCGTGATGTGATGTAGTCACGGAACGGGATCGGGAGATCTTTGAATTCAAACAACCAAACCACGTCACACTTCAGCTGCTGTGTCCACGTGTAGGTATGATCGATCTTGTTGTACAACTTCCCGTTCCTGCGGACTACATCAATACCACGATTATCAGGTATATTAGATAGGTCCAGCAAAAGGATGTTATCAGCAATAGCGATCTCGCCATTGTTGTCAGGTGTGAACGGGTATTCAGACTCTGTGTTAAATGACCACCCTTCTGCTTGGATCTCACGGTTCACCTCGTTTAAGGTGTCGTATGCGATAGCTACGTCAGGGTTGGTTTGATCGAGAGTAGTGACAGGAGCCTGTCCTACTGCTCCGAGTATTTGATTTACGGCAGCCAGTTCGGTGGCCACTAAAGCACTAGGAAGGGGCATATCACTATTAAAGAAAAAGAGGGGAACTCTTAATAAGCTCCCCCGTAATTAAAAGATCAGACGTTGGTGATGTTGCACTCAACGCTGGGGTAGGCAAGACGAAGACCTTTGGTCACCGACTTGACAGCAGAGTCAGCCACAGCAGAGCCGTAGCCTTTTTGGGTCTTAGCCACCGATTTGCGTTCAGCATCAGTGGTGCAGACGCCAGCGGCGTTAGAAGCAGCCATTGGTTAAATACCTCAGGAACGAGCGGACTGCAGCTCGATAGCAGCAGCGGGGTTCAGGGTGCCGCAACCCATGGCCAGACGGCCCAGGATCACATCGCCCTGATACAGCACAGACACATCACCAGAGGTGGTCTGCACTTGAGGACCGATGGCCTCCACAACACCAGCAGCATCCTTCTGATAGATGAGGCCGCAGTGGGTGGAGAAGTCACCGGAGTAGTTGTTGTTCTCACCAGTCACAGCAGCCACGTTACCGGCCAGGAACGGCAGGTTGTTGCTGCGCTTGATGGTGATACCAGCGATTTCATACAGACCTTCGCCGCTGTTCAGGTTACCTTGGGAGGCACCATAGTCACGGTTGAGGATGTTGGAATCAACCTGGCTGATCAGTGCGTAGTACTGACGGGGAGACAGCACAGCGTGACGGCCAGACTTGGGCACGTTCTTCTCATCAAGAATGGAGGCAGCTTCAAAGAAGGCGTCCACCAGAGCTTGAGCATCGAACTCTTTGTTGGCACCAAGTTGGATGATCGAACCACCAGGCTCAGGACCGGGAGCAGCAGTGATGGGGTGAGCCTCGCGTGCAGCTTTGGCGATCATACGGAAGATCTTTTTGTCATAAGCCTCAGCGAGGGCATGACCGATCTTCTTGGAGATCTCGCCGCGCAGCGAGTAGTGAGCGAGAGTCTCGTCCAGGTCATACACAAAGGCAGAGCTGACGAGCAGGTCGTCACAGACGATGGTCTTCTCGGCCACCGGGGGATCACCACTACCCAGAATAGGAGTACCAGGGGTGTGGTAACCAGCGGTCATACGACCGGTGAAGATGAACTGCAGGGACTTGCCGTTCTTCAGAGTACGACGCTGCACGGTATCACGTGCAATCGTGGCGGACTCATAAGCTTTGAACAGCTCACCGCTGAACAGTTTCAGATATGTAGCGTACTTAGTGTCGTACGCATTGGTTCCTGCGGTACTGGATACAGCTTTGTTAAGAGTACCGAGTACGGATTGTACGGCGTTAGCCATTGTTAGAAAAGAGAGAGAAGTTAATAATTCTCCCTAACCGGTTAGGAATTCACAAGACGCGATGTCATGTGCATTCAAGTGTTTTTGTGTTTGTCTGTCTCTCCAGACTGTCAATGACTAAAGGGTATCCGCCTTGGCGGGCCAATAGCCAAGAGAAAGGGGGTCCGACACTGAGGTGCCCCCAATCCAGTTATTGATTTGACAGAAGAGCTAATAGTACTTCCTTCTGTTCAGAGGTTAATGCCGCCAACGGATCAGCATCAGGTTCCTGTTGAGATTCACTGAAAATTGGATGCTGGCTATCAGGATCAGCAATAGCTGTACACCCGTCTGGTGGTTGCCAGTCAGTTTCACCATCCCAAAGAACACGGTTAATGCACTGACCTTCAGAATTAAGAATTGCGTATTGCATGGTCACCAAGCCCAGATACGAACAACGCCAGAACCTCCGTTGCCACCAGCGCCGGAGTTGAAGCCATTGGTGCTGGCCGCACCGCCACCGCCACCGCCACCAGGGAAGGCGCCAGCGCCACCACTACCTGAAGCAGCAGTAGTGGAGGCAGCGCCGCTACCACCACCATCGCCATAGGTTGGGCCATTGCCACCACTACCACCGGTTAAACCACCACTACCACCGCCGCCAATACCGGATGCATTAAAGGCGCTGTTTTTCTGCTCAGCGAAACCTTGACCACCAGTGCCGCCGGCATTAGCCACATTGCTTGTGCTAATACCGCCACCACCTGCCCCGCCTCCTGGACCTAGTGACGCTCTATTCCCAGAACCTCCAAGGCCTCCAGATGAACCACCAGATCCACCAGCAGCAGCAAATAACCCACTGATTGAGTTGCCGTAGTAAGAAATTATTCCTCCAGGGCCAGTGGTTGATGCGCCACCGCTACCACCCTTTGCTGCTGGCACAATTAACAAACTACCGAATGATGATGATCCACCATTGATACCGGTGACTCCATCTGTGTTATCAGTAGTTACTGCAGAACCGCCAGCACCACCTGCACCAACGGTTACGGTTTCAGTGCTACCGGCAGCTGATGCGACAATCATGCGGCTGACAAACTTCCCACTTGCTCCACCACCACCGCCAGTTCGTGCGGTAGACGGGGCACCACGCCGACCAGAAGCACCACCACCACCGCCAGCAACAACCTCGATGTAAAGTATGGTCACACCCGCAGGCTTCGTCCAGGTGCCACTGCTGGTGAACTCTTGGTAGTTTGCAGCACTACTTCCGCCACCACCACCACCACCAGTTGCAGACAATGTCCCACTTGTCAGGGAAAGGCCAGAGCCAACGCTGATCTCCTCAGCCACACCCGTGCCAGCTGTCGAGCGGCCCAGCAGCTTCCCGGTGCCCATGCTGGTGCTGACGGTTTGCGTGCCGCTGTCGTAGGCGATCGGAGCTGTGGCAGCGACCACGCCAGCAGGTCCCTGCGGGCCGGTGGCACCCGTTGCACCCGTTGCACCAGTCGGCCCAGCAGGTCCTGTTGTGCCAGCTCCAACTTCATCAAAACTATTAGTAAATGGATTAAGTCTATACGGCATGATATTTAGTTATGTTGAACAGTAATACCACCGGCTACCCAACCACGTTGCTGAGGCGATGAATCACCTGTGTACTGAACTCTGCCTGGAGGGCCTGGAGGACCAGATACGCCTGGCTTACCTTGTGGTCCTTGTGGCCCTGGAGGACCCATGGGACCGCGATCTCCACAAGGACCACGCTCACCATCCAGACCATGACTACCATTCACACCGGGCTGTCCTTGTGGTCCAATCAGAGAGACCCCTTGTGGCCAACCGTTAGCGGACTTAGGTCCGTAGATTAACCAACTCTGGTGGTTGATATAGAATTGACCAATCTCTCCCATGAATGGAGAAGGAGGGTTGGTACCACTAAGAATACCAAGCCCATCCTTTCCATTTACTCCCGGTGAGCCAGTCTCACCTTTAGGTCCTACAGGCCCCTGCGGTCCTGCCTCTCCTCGTACACCTTGTTCACCATCAAGACCAGGTTCACCGGGTTCACCGGGTTCACCTGGAGGTCCAGGCGGTGCGTACTCAGGTACAAATGATAAGGAGCCTGTAATAGGATTTAGTCTAAACATTACGAGATACGGATCACGCTGACTAGATAACCGTTAGCGTCGTAGGTCATATTGACGGTTGATACAATCTGACCACTTGCGCCACCCGCTCTGTAAACGACAGTAGTTGGGTTTCCATTAGCATCGTTGGTGATGCTGATGTAGTCGTGTTCGGGTACGCTTAGACCCGTCTCCATCTGTCGGCTTGAGTACCGACCTGTTGCAATGTTAGCCATTTAGTTTGTGATGTCAGTTAATCAGGCCCAAGCACCTGCATACGGGGCAACATCATCCAAGGTTCCAGGTTCACATGTTGCACCCTTTGGGCTCAATTCAGTGAGGGTGGTTCCAGCATAGGGGTAGATGAATGCACCAGATGTGCTGGTAGGTGCACAGTATTGAACCTTCGCTACCGAAGAGTTCTTTGGATCAAACGGGTTTGCTCGTGCCATTCTATTTAATGGGTGTGATGGTTACTTGACCTACACCTACACTCCTCAAGCCAATCGCATCAGCTGCTGCCCTACTCAAATCAATATCACGACCATGAACAAAAGGTCCACGATCATTAATAGTGACATTGGTACACCTCTTGGTTGAGGTGCTACACACTCGGACTTTGGTTCCAAATGGGAGTGTGCGGTGAGCAGCTGTGTGTGCATTCATGTTGTAGATCTCACCGGAGGCGGTGCGTCTACCGTGATATGGAATGCCATACCACGAAGCGAGAGAAGCAAGTGTAAGTGTCAGAGTTAGCATTAGTTCATTGCAAAGGACTTTTATATTGCTTACTCTTCCAAAACTGCCAATACTAGTAGCTCAGATTTGAACGTTCTAGTTTGTCGTATACATCCTGCCGGTAGGCCGGATCGTTTTCATAGCGAGGATCACTCATTGCACGGACAACCTCTGCCTGACTGCGGAATGCATCCACAGTTCGTGCAGCGTTGCCGGTCAACAGCTGACCGTCATACCCAACGGAATCATTGAATCGGTAGCTCAGAGCCTGAATCGCAAAGTAAATAGCTTGAGGGTCACCACGATCCATGACCTGGTCATAGACCTGAATCTCCTCAGGTGAAAGGTTCTGAGCAGCCCATGCCATCATGTTGTTGTACTGCTGTTCACCACCAGCAACACCCTTAAGTTCACTGACATCAGTCTCATCCAGAGCGTAGCTCTCGACTTGAGGTTCAGCGTTCTGTCGGTAGCTGAGGAACATATCAGCAATATCAGATGCTGACATCCCCTCCAGAGCTTGCAGGGTTTCATCAGAGAACTGACCAGAGTCAGCCTCCTCAGCAAGACGATTAAGGAAAGAGTAGTCTCCCTCCTCGATCACCTCTTCTTCCTGTTCTGCTACTTCAGGTTCCTCGTCTTCGGGTTCCTGTCCTCGTTGACTGAACCTCGATTGAAGTTCAAGGTAAGCACGTTCCAGCTCTTCAGCGTCACGATACTTACCAGCCAACAGGGCTTCTTGTTCTTGTGCTAGACGTTCACCAATCTCCAGACTTTCAGAGTCACGAGCCTCAGCCTCTTCAAGAGCTGCCGGATCGTCGGAGGGGTCATACGTCAGGTTGAATGCCATAAGAAGTTTGTACTTTTAGATTACCAAGACCAACCGACTCAACACGATTAGGACGACCAATGGTCGATTTACCAATCAGGTTGGTACGACGGGCGTATTTGTTTTCATTGAACTCTTCGCGGTCTTCCTGGGTAAGAGGATTAGAGACCGGGGGGAGGGGGTCCTTCTTGACCCGTTGGGGCTTGCTGGGTGTCTGTTTGTCCATTGAGTAAAGTCATTGCATCTGGATTCTTGCTGGGATCGAACAGCGGTGTACCTGCAAGAGCAGCGGTCTGGTTGACCAGAGCCATCTCCTTCTGCATACCCATCTGCTGTTGCATCTCAGCTTGTTGTGCTTCCATGCTCTTGATCAGGTTCAGTACGTCAATACCTTGGGCAGCAGCAAGACGCTTGATTGCCTCGTCAGGATTGATGTATTTACCCAGAGCTTCTGGTCCGATTGTTTGAGCAATGGTCTGGAGGAAAGCAGTAAGACTCTCCCGATCCTGACCACGACCCAAGGCATTGATACCTGCAACGATGGTTGGATTAACCAGACCTTTAGGCAGCCTGACAATCTCACCGTTGCGTTGCATCACATTGAGCTTACGGTTCAGATACGGAATCAGGAACTCAACAGTCAACAGGGAGAACAAGCCACCTAGTTGTTGTTCCAGTTCCATCTGAGTCATTCGCACTTCTTCAGCAGTAGTGCGTTCACTCTGACGTGGATTCAGTACAAGCATCGCTTCACTGATTCGACGTTCAAGAGTTGCTGCCATTTCAGCAGCTGTACGGAAGTCCGCAGTCTTACCAACCTGGATGACACCAATGTCTTCAGGTCGACCCTGAACGATGGCTCCGTTGCCCGCAGCAGCGATTGTCTGGGGCTTAGTGGTTGAGGAGGGGGAGACTACAAAGACAACCTTGGCAGCCGCTGCAGAGCCTTCTACGAGGGCCTGCATCAACGCTTCAAGGGAACGCAGGTCACCGAGGAACTCCTCGACACGACCACGTCCAAAGCATTCACCATCAACGGTGTTGAACCGCAGCGGAAGCCAGGGGCTAGCATCAATCGGTGCTTTACCCATTGAGCCAGGGATGATCTTATCCAGCACTTCTTGGTGCCAGATCCAACGATTGTTATCACGTCGGACATGAGTGAAGACTTCTACATCTTCCTCATCATTTGAGCCGTCATCACCAGGAGCATTGGGCACAGCCGTAGCCAGTGGTCCCAATAGCTTCTTACTGATGCGCTCCTTGGTGACGATCTCAATCACCTGACCGTTACCATCTCGATCTACGACGTACCGGTTCAGTGGGTACAACTTAAGACCTTCCTTACCCATGTAGATCAGAGCATTACCCCCGACCACAAGGTGCTTGATTGCTTGGTGAATTACAACCCGATCACTGCTTGCAGCGATTGAGTCCATCACCATACGTTCAAGCTTGGCGAAGCTCAGGTCAAGTTCTGACCTAGCTTCTGCTGGAAGCTCAACACCTAACTTGGAATCATTAATCTGTAGCTTAAAGAAGCTGGTCTGTGGAGGCAGCAGAGCTAGCATCAACTTAGATGCCAACGTGACCACACCCTTTGCACCAACACTTTGCCACG